GCGGCAGGACGGTGATGAGACGTCTTTTCGGGAGCTACCCTAGCCGTGATTGCCACTCAATTTACCTCAGACCAGCAGGCCATTCAAGGATTTTCTGAAGCCAGGGCCGAACTTCTTGTCCAGCACAGGCCGCCATTTGTGCGCCACGCCATTGCGCGTCCAAGCCTCCACGGCCTGGCCACTGGTGGCTCCCAAGGCCTGCGCCACTGCCTTGTAGGAGCCGAGGCTCTCACGGGCAAAGGCCAGCACCTGTGCGAAATATTGGTCGTCTTTCTTCATGCCTCAAACTTTACCACGATTTTGCATGATTCGTGCAAAAATATTTTTTGCCGATCGCACAAAATCCTCTTGCACTATGCTATGATTCGTTTCACCAACAACCAACCACGAAAGGTGAACTCGATGCAAGACGACTTTTACATCACGGTGAACGACGGAAATGCCGTCATCATCAGCCCCAACGAGGAATACATCTCGATGGGCGTGCACATCCGAGGCGGTAGCGTTCGGATCGACATGACACCCCAGCAGGCCCAGGAACTGATCGAGGCCATTGCAAACACCATGAAAACCAAGGAGACAGCATGAAAGAGATCGCAGCAGCATTGGTCAAGGCCCAACGAGCATTCGGGCCTGCGCTCAAGACCAGCTCAAACCCTCACTTCAAGAGCCGATACGCCGACCTGGCCGCCTGCGTCGAGGCTGTCATGGATGGCCTGAACGCCAACGGCATCGCCCTGGTACAGCAAACCCACGAATGCGAATCAGGCGTGATCGTTGAAACGGTCTTTGTCCACGAATCCGGAGAAACCTTCTCGGCTGGCAAACTGCACGTCCCTGCGGTCAAGCATGACGCCCAAGGCTACGGAAGCGCCCTGACCTACGCACGCCGCTACAGCCTGATGGCCGCCTGCGGTATCGCGCCAGAGGATGACGACGGAAACGCAGCCAGCAAGCGCACGCCAGCGCCTGTGCCGGGTTATGGTGAATACGAGGCCGATACCCTGCCAGCTATGCGCGACGCAGCCATGCAGGGCAGCGAGGCCCTGGCCGCAGCCTTCCAGGCATTGCCCAAGTCGGCGCACAAGGCCGCGTTCTGGCAAGCCCAAGGACCAGCCCTCAAGAAGGCAGCCAAGACCGCAGACGGAGGTGCAGCATGAGCAAGCACACACCGGGGCCGTGGTACGTCGGCACTGAGTTTATGGATCAGGGCAGGCATATCTATGCCGCACAGAAAGTATGCGATGAAGAGGGCTACGAGTGGCACCCGCTGATTGCCTGCACGGATGACGACGAGCGTCTTGTTGACTGGGAAGCCAATGCCGTACTTATCGCCGCAGCGCCTGATCTGCTGGAGGCGTTGCAAGAGCTTCTGGCATCTGATCGCGCAAAACCATTTGAAATTGTTGGCAGAGACACGGACGGACATCCGCTAAATGCGGCAGGGGTTGCGCGAAAGAAAGCCCGCGCCGCCATCGCCAAAGCAACAGGAGAGCAAGCATGATCGAGCAAGGTACACCTGAATGGTTCGCCCAGCGCCTGGGCAAGGTCACCGCCAGCCGGGTGGCGGACATCATCGCCAAGACCAAGACCGGGGTGGCTGCCAGCCGCGGCAACTACCTCGCCCAGCTGGTGGCCGAGCGTCTGACTGGCCAGGCTGCCGACAGCTTCAAAAGCGGGGCCATGCAGCACGGCACCGAGACGGAGCCCATGGCACGGATGGCCTACGAGACCGAAACTGGCCAGATGGTCACCGAGGTGGCCATGATCCAGCATCCAAAGATCGAGATGGCTGGGGCCTCGCCAGATGGCCTGATCGGTGAGGATGGCCTGGTCGAGATCAAGTGCCCAAACACCAGCACGCACATTGCCACGCTGATGGCCGACAAAGCGCCCAGCGGTTACATGGCCCAGATGCAGTGGCAGATGGCCTGCACGGGCCGGGCCTGGGTGGACTTCGTGAGCTTTGACCCACGGATGCCCGAGGACATGCAGCTGTTCATCAAGCGGGTGCCACGCGATGAGAAGCTGATCGCCGAGTATGAGGCCGAGGTGATCAAGTTCCTGGCCGAGGTGCAGGAGACTGTCGACAAGCTGATTGAGCTGCGGAGAGGCGCATGAACATTGACCCAAAAAATCCATTCAACTGGCGTATGCGCACAGAGCCGAGCATATTCGCAAAAGATCCAGCGTTCAGACCAAAAGGGCCTGAAGGCAAAACAGGCGGGCAAATTATGTCTGAGCATGTAGAAAAGATGCGATCAAAAGGCGAAAGCCCAGGAACAATCCATGCGCTTGGCGGTCGTAGCACCAACAAAGAGCGAGAAAAAGAATTGCTGGCCTATAAACAGTTTGGGACATACGCAAAAGCCAAGCCTTCTAAAAAGCCAAACAAGCACGAAAGTGGAAAGAAAAAATGAAAGGCCGAAAACTTCGAGACGCAGGCATCGCTCGCGTGTCCATTGGCCGCGAGGAATGGATCGCCAAAGCACGCGGCACAGCGGTGGCAATCGCGCAGCGTGCTGGCCAGGTGACCATCAACGACGTTCGGAAGTTCATCGAGCTGCCGGACGATTACCACCCCAACACCTGGGGCGCGGTTCTGAGGGGTGACGCCTTCGAGCCGATCGGATTCTGTCAAGCAACCCACCCATCAGCCCACGCTCGGGTCGTTCGGGTCTACAAACTGAAGGAGCAAGCATGAAAGCAAATGGACTGGCACGCATCGGCAAAGACGCCGAGGTGCGATACACACCAGGTGGTGCAGCGGTGGCCAACGTCTCGCTGGCATTCAGCTACGGCAAAAAAGGCGACGACGGCAAACGCCCAACACAATGGGTCGACGCCTCGCTGTGGGGCCAACGGGTGGAATCGCTCGCGCCGTACCTGACCAAAGGCAAGCAGATCGTGGCCTACCTGGAGGACGTGCACATCCAGACCTACACCAAAGGCGACGGCACGCAGGCCAGCAAGATGGCCGCACGCATTGCAGACCTGGAGTTTGTGGCCGGTGGTGAGCAGGCAGAGAGCCAGCCAAAGCCACAGCCGAAACCGCAAGCAGCGCCAGCACAAGATTCTGGATTTGACGACATGGACGGGGATATCCCGTTCTAATTAAAAAGGAGAAACAATGAGCACACGCATCTACCTGGTCACCGACGTGGAGACCAACAAACACCGCCTGATTCGAGCAGGCAACCAGGCCCAGGCCATCCGGCACGCAGCGCAGACGCGCTTCGACATCGAGGTGGCCGGCCAAGATGATCTGGTGAGCCTGCTGACCAGTGGCATTCCGGTTGAGCTGGCCGGTGGGCCTGCGACAGCAGATATGTTTGAAGACGCAAAGGAGACAGCATGAGCAACCTACACTCACACGCCTTGATGGAGTTCAAGGCGGCAAAATGGCTTGATGACGAAGGCAAGTATTCAGACGAGATGCAAGAGGCTATTTGCAAGCACGTGCTTAAGTTATTGGATGTGTTTTCAGACGAGGGCCATTCTGGAAGTTCTGCCCCATATGCCATCAATGTATTCAAGAAACTGGCCATGTTCGAGCCTCTCGTCCCACTGACAGGTGAAGACTGGGAATGGACAGAGACAAGCGAAGGCGTCTTTCAAAACAAACGCTGCGGTCATGTTTTCAAGCAAGCCGACCGTTTTGATGGTCAAGCCTATGACATTGAAGGCATCGTGTTCTATGAGTGGCATGAGCGTGACCTTGATCCAGACGAGCCAGGATATCCAGGCAAGACAAGATTCAAGTCACACTACACCAGCAGCGAGAGCCGAGTCCCTGTGACATTCCCATACTCCCCAATAAGAAACTACGTCGAGCGACCATCGGAGGCAGCATGACCAGCAAGAACAAGACCCAATATGTGACCGTCCGCCTGTCGGACGAGATCATGGCCAAGCTCAAGGCCGAGGCCGAGCGCAACACGCGCAGCCTGAGCGCCCAGGTGCTGCACTACATCCGGCTGGAGCTGGACAAGGTGAAGTCATGAGGCGCGGCTGGCAATTCGACGTGGAGTGGTTCAAGCGTCGCTGGCCACTGTTCGCCGTCGGCATCGAGGACAATGAATTCATCCTGCGTTTGTGGGTGGTCGAGATCACTGTCTGGAGATACTGATGGACAAAAACAGGCACATGCTCATGGCGTACCTCAAGCCATCGAAAATGCACCTGGCCGTCTGCAGGGCCGCTGGCTGCGGGTACCGTCCCGCGCTGGCGGTCTTTTTCGACCGAGTGGAAAAAACATTCAGCATTTTGGAGTTCAAGCCATGACCTACGCATCCGAACAAGACACCGAAGAACTGCTCCGCATTGGAAAGATGCCAAAGC